TAATGTGTTAGTTGATGAAGCATTTACAGTTACTATTGCACTATCAACAAATGAATTACCACCTCGTCCTCCACCATTTCCAAAACCAGCACCTCCTGGGTTAGTGTATGTACCTTGTATATCAATACCACTACCATATAGTCCTGTTCCTAATGTACCATAACCATTAGTGTCAAGACTAACTAATGAACTACCTAAACGATTCCCAGTAACATTCCAATAACCAGCATTAAATCCCATTTGAATAGTACTAGTACTTGATGCTCCTATACCAAATGTATTGGCATCATTTGCTGTAGTTTGAAAATTAATACCATTTCCAAAACTTGATCCTCCTTGAAATATAGTTAATACACCTGATGCTGTTGATCCTGAATTAGAACCAACTACAGTTTTACCATCATTTCTAACAGTAAACAAAGTAGTACCTGCTCCATTTCGAGCCTGGATAGCGCTTGATGCTATAGCTGAGCCTGATCCTCTTACTTGTAAAGTATTTGCATCTGATCCAGTAATATTTAAACTACCACTTACTCCTAAACTACCTGTTATAGTATGAGCATCTGTTGAAATATTACCTAATCTAACACCTGTGTCTAGTACTTGCAGTTCAATATTTGAGCCAGTAGTGACAGTAAATGAACCTGTTATAGTTTGGTTACCTACAAATGAATTTGAGCCTGTAGTTGCTAATGAACTTGTATTTATAGTTGTACCGGCATTTAAGGCAAAGGATGCTGTTGTTGCAAATGATGCTGTTCCGAATAGTGAACCTGTTATGCCTTGAGTTACATTTAATGAACCTGTTATTTCAACTTGTGTACCTGCAGCATATATAAGATTACGTCTATTGCTATCATCAGTTCCATTACCTACAATAAAAGCTGATTGTACTGATGATGATATATTATATTGGCCTTGAACATGTTGGTAATTACCTTGTGCTACTGTATTAAGTCCTTCAGCATGTGAAGCTAATCCTGAGGCTATTGATCCTGATCCTTCAGCATGTGAATGAGGTCCTGATGCTGATGTAAAGTATCCTTCAGCATGTGATCCTGATCCTACGGCTTGTGTCACCCATCCTTCAGCATGTGAAGCAATTCCTATTGCTTGTGTACTATTTCCTTCCGCGTGGGAAGTTGATCCTGATGTTACTGTATTATAACCTTCAGCATGGGAGTATGATCCTAATGCTAATGTAAAATAACCTTCAGCGTGTGAACTATATCCTAATGTTGTTGTATTACTACCTTCAGTGTGTGAATAATCTCCAGAAGCTGTTGTCTCATTGCCTTCAGTGTGTGAAACATTTCCTAATGCTGCAGTACCTATTCCTTCAGCATGTGAAGCTACTCCTAAGGCTATTGATCCATATCCTTCAGCATGTGAGTAAGCTTCTGAAGCTGATGTATAATATCCTTCAGCATGTGAGTAGCTTCCAGATGCCATAGTAAATTCTCCTTCAGCATGTGATCCTATTCCAAATGATATTGATCCTGATCCTTCAGCATGTGAATAACTCCCTGAAGCTATAGTAAGAAATCCTTCTGCATGTGAAAAGCTCCCTGAGGCTAAAGTACTTAATCCCTGTGATAGAGAACCAGATATTGTTTGATTACCTATAAATATGTTTGAGCCAGTAGTTGCAAATGAACCTGTATTTATAGTTGCGCCTACATTTAAGGCAAATGATGCTGTTGTAGCAAATGAGGCTGTTCCAAATAATGAACCTGTTACACCTGAAGTAACATTTAATGAGTTTAGAGCAGCATCTGAGCCACTAGTGACAATTTTTTTCCAATTTGGCATACTATTTTTATGATTAAACCATGGTTAGATACATACACTTATGCCGTGCGTGAGCCTACTTCCCTTATAAGGGCCAATGGTCTACAATAAATATATAGATATTATTTCTTAGATGTAGCCTTTGATATTGTTTCAGATAATGCTAACATTTTTTTCTGTTCTTCTTCTTGTTTTAAACGCTGAATTTCTGATAATTCATGCTCTAGTTTTATTTGAAGACTAGCTAAAAATTTAGCATCTTTACCTTGGATTGTTACTGTCTCAAGGGATTGACGAATGAAATTTAATTCATTCAGATTAAAATCTATTGAAAATATGTCCATAACTTAATTATTTGGTTTGTTCTAAATATTGGTTTTGTAATTTAATAACCATATTATAAATAGCTTCTACGTCTTCTCCAAGGAATGTTGAAGCTTTTATTAAAGAAAGTAAAACCTCTAATTCCTTCGCATTTAATTGCATTGGAAGTAGAGGAGTTGTATCAATGTTTGATGTTTGTACACTATTATTTAATGTTTGTACATTGTTTGCTGTAAATGCCATAACTATATTATATATTTTTTTAAGAATAAATGTAAATTTCACCATTGTCACTATTGACATACATATTACCAAATCCATTAGTAGTACCACCCCATGTTGGAGTTGCTGGAGGTACACCTGATGCTTTTTTAGCTGTTACTACAAATTCATCTACTGTTAATGCTTGAGCAGTTCCTATAACATCATATGCTACAGCAAAACGACCATATGTTCCTGTATCACCTGCTGTTCCTGCTTCTAAATAAAATGCTGAACCTGAGCCAGCAGCATTATATTGAGTGATTAAACCTGAATCTGCTAATACTGAAGAGCCACTGTTTATTAAAATAAACTTATCTTTAACAGTTAAGTTATCAACATTTGTAAATGAAGCTGTACCTGCTACTATTAAATTATTACTAACAGTTAAATCAGTAACTGTTACCATACTAGCTGTGCTTATACTTAGTAATGATATTGAAGCACTTGTTATATTAAAAGCAATTGGAGAGTTAAGTGAAACTGATGCTGTTATTGAACCAGTAGCTATCATATTGCCACTTAAACTACTACCACCTGACCCACTAATATTAGCAATAGAAGCACTAAAATTAGATAAAACTGTATCTAATGTTTGGCCAATATATTGATAAGCAGTAACTTTAACTACTTGTGATGGGGTTGGAGCTGAAGCATTAAATTGTAAAACACCATCTTTATAATCAAATTGATAATTTGCTGAGTTTTGTTTAACATTATCAACCAATACAACAACATTATAACCTGGAGGATTATCTTGAGCATCAGCATTTGTTAATGATGGGTCAGCATATTTATTTGATATAAAATTTGTTTGTTGGCCTGATTGAATAATTTGAGGTGTAATAGATGAACCAGAAGGATCAATAAAAAACCAAGCATCAACTAATGAAGCACTAACAACATTTGAAGGTGTTAATGTATGTTGATACCAATATTTTAATAAGTTTTGTCCTCCAGTAGCATATATACTTCCACTTTGACTTGAACCAGAAAACGGTAAACTAGCAGTAGGCAATAAATTAACCTGAGCATATATTTCTTTAGAATTTATATCTAATACACTGGTAAATGCCTCTTGAGCATCTGTTAAAGCAGCTTGAGTATATCTTCTACTCTGTAGTAACCTATTAGATTTTATTGTTTTATCAATTGCCATGTTGTTATACTATATTATGAATATGTTACTGATATGCTTGTTACTGGAATTTGGTCTCCACTATATCTTACTAATACTATTAAATCTCTATATGTAGTATCTAATGTCATACCATCTGCTGCTCTTAAAGGAACAGTATATGTTGTTGAAGCTACACTACCACCTGTATTACCATATAAAGCTGTATTTCTTGTAAAAGGATTTTTAAAATCATCATTAGTGATACTAGCTGATATTAAGTTAGATGTAGTAGCTGAAGGATCATAAATTCTAGGAGTAGCATATAAATTAACACCTGAACTAGCAAATATTAAAGCTACTGATGTGCCAGATGAAACTGAATCCCAAGCAACTAATGTTTTACCAACATTTATAGTCATTGAAGTAGCTGCTGTTCCTAAATCACGTTTAAATGCTCTAGCATAATATTTGTATGTTTTACCACTATCAGGGTCAGCTAACCAATATCCATATGAACCACCTGGTCTTGCTAAATACCCAGGTTTAACCTGTAAATCTAAAGCTCCTAAACTATAGGCATCATATGAACCTGTAGTCCATTTAGTACCTGATGTATATGAACCTGATAATGAGTCATTATTAATTTTTAATCTAAAGTTTTCACCAACAAATGTTTCTGAACCTCCTGTTAATGTTCCAGCATCATAGGCTTGTGCTCTACCATAATAACCTAATGAGCCTGAAAGTAATGGTTGTCCGAATGTACTTGCTGAGTGGAATAGATATGTTTGAGTATTTAATGTAGATTGAGAACTATTTCTGTCTCTACCTCTTGTTAATACTGTAAATGTAGATGTAGATAAAGAACTAACCTGTTGTATATTTGTAGATCCACCTGAGCCAGCATCAAAGGATACACTACCACTTAGTTTAACTATATCATTAATAAAAGGTACAGTAGTTGTTGCTCTAGCTGTTACTCCTGTTGAGTCAAATATTGCATTTGCAGTTTGTACTGTACCACCATTTGTTGATGCTGCTGTTATACCACCTAATGTTACTAAAGAATTAGCTGTGTTTAGGTCAGATATTGTTGTACTTGAAGCATATAATGGAGCAAAAAATCCACTTGCTGTTGATGTTTGAGACCAAGTAGCAGTTTGTAAATATGGAGCACCACTTAATGAGCGAGATGTTGCTGTTAATGAAGCAGTTACACCACCTGTATATGATAATGAGTTACTACCTATATTACTATCAATAGTAGTTGTTGGTGCCCAAAATATTCTTTCTGAAATTGTACTATCTGTTGTATAAGCTGATGAACCACTATTTATTTTAATAGATGCTGATACATGATACCAACCTGATGAACTTACACTAGTAAATGATCTTCCATTATTAAATAAACCTGAGCTAAATACACTAGCAAATTTACCATCTTGGAAAGCTGGAGGTATAACTAATGGATTAGCTGTATTTATTTTACCTAATGTTAATCCACCTGAAGAGCCAGTTACAGCTAATGTTAATAAATTTTGTGATTGAGATGTGGCTGTTGATGTTTCACTATTATTATCTGAGTAAAACCAATTGATGGCTCCAGATACACGGAAAGGAACACTAGATAAAGTTCCTAATCCAAATAATTGAGCATCTGCAGATGAAGATACTGTTGTAGATCCACCAGCAACACTACTATAAACAATATTATAACTTGAATTATTATATATAGTTTTTCCAGAAAATAATGGACTACCAGTTGATGCAAATCCTTGATTAATTAAATAAGTTACATCAGTATCAGTATGATTTTGAGGTATATAACCAGCTGGAGCAGTTCCAGTGCCACTATTTGTAATAGTTTCACTAATACTAGCGAATGTTCTTGTATTAGGTGTTGGAGCAGGAGCTGATGAACTTAATAATCCAGCTATAAATCTTAATACATCTGAAGTATATGTAGTAGGTGAAAATGTACTAAAGTAACTACCATCAAGTCCTGATGACCATGGATTTACTGTTGGTTCACCATTAAAATGATTTTGTAACTCTGCTACAGATCCTGAGACTACGACTTTTTTCCATTCTGCCATTGTATATTATTTTATTGTTTATTATAAATATTTAATTTTCTAGACTTACATAAAATGAAGATGAAGTAAAATATATCCCACCTACTACAGCTGAACCAGTTAAAAATGCAGATTGTGTGGCTAAATATACTATACTTTCACTCACAGTAAATACAGTTTGATTTGCGCTATTCTTAATTAAGAATATATTATTAGTAATTGTAGTGGTGGTAGATGTAACTTTTAAAAATTCAGCACTAGCTGATTTAACTAAAAATAAATCACCAATAGGACTAACACTAGCACTAACACTACCTGATGATATTCTATTACCACTAACTGATAGATTAGTTAAGCCACTACCATCTCCATTAAATGAACCACTAAATGAACCTGATAATGGGTATAATATTTGATTACTATTTATTAATGCCATTAATTACTAAATTTACCTGAAGCTACTACTTCCATTGTTGTATCTAATCCAAATCCTAAAGAAGCATTATTTAATGTTAAAATTGTATTACTACCTGAGTTTACAAATGAAGATATAGCACTATGTTCTACATATTGTCCATTTATATAAAATGAAAACTGTGATAATGTTGTTGATGGTAATGAGCCTGGTGATGCTTCTATAGATGAATTTAAGAAAGTCACTGTTGAAATAGTTCCATTATTTGTTATTGTTGATGAATTTCCTATTTCAACATTATTTAATGCTAAGTAATCTAATACTTCTTGAGATGTTCCACCTCCACTACTACCATTATTTACTACAGTTACATTATCAAAGAATGTAGCAGCAATTTTCTTCATTGGTTGTACTTTAGTAGAAATACCAAATGTTTCAGCTGACGAATCTGTTTCCATAGTGAATGTTACTTTAGATAAAGATGGTAATTTTTTTAATGCACTAGCATCTTTTTGAACAACATCAGGTATTATATATCCATTTAATTTTATTTGAAATGTACTTCTAACAACACGATCTTGATCTGTTGATAATTCTGTTACAGTATTGATTGAATCAATAGCTGCTTTAAATTTAAAACGGCTTGGATCACCCCAATATGAATCAGATGCATAATTAATTGCTTCTACAATTTTATTCATTTGATCCATATAGTAAGTCATTACCATACATTCATATGTTACAGTAACATAATCTGGAACTACATTAGCATAATATTCAGTTTCAGGTATACGATTGTTTAATACAGCAAAATTACCATAGAAATTTCTTGATGAATACTGTTTTTTAAAACTAACATATAAATTAGGTTGGTTAGCATCTAATTTATTTCCTATACTTCTATTTTTAGTAATATCATTTCTCTTAATCATTATAAGAGGTAACATTACTTTATTTAATTTATCTCTATAATAGCCATCTTTTTGAACTGATTTCCATCTTTCTGGTGAACCATATATTACTGGAACTTCTATTCTTTGACTATTTTGTACTACGTAGGGTTGAATAACATTTTGAAAATAGAAAAACACAGCATTATCAATATCTTCAATACCTACAGTAAATGGTTTGATGGTATCACCTGAGAAACTGTACTTTAACGCACGATTATGTTCGAGACCGGTAGCCTGTTCATTCGGATTATTTAATATGTTATTATCATTAGGATTTCCTATAGGCTGGAACCCGGCACCCCCTTCTGAAAGTGGGGTTTGAAGATCTTCTGAGATCTTTCTTTGAGATTTAGGTATAGGTTTTCTTCCGTTTGCCATTACATTCTTTCTTTAGTTATACCAACTTTATCACCTGGTACTAAATGAGCTTTTACTATTGTTGATACATCATAACCAAAATTACTTAGTCCTGGATTTAGTGGATTAATTTCATTTGGATAATCTGGATCTTTACCAACAAAAAACTGATTCATGATAATATTGTTGATTTCATAATAACTTTCGTTATACAGTATTATATCACCTACTTCTGGGATTAGATTAGCATCAACTAAATCATCTTTTAAAAATGCAACTTGTATTTGCCAATTTAAATCCACACCATAAGGAGCATCAACATATTGTTGGTCAAGACGATCTATTAAACAATTAAATAATGTAGGACCATTATAGTACTTTTCACCAGAGGCTTCCCCATACAAATTAACTATTGTTTCACCTAATTTATACTTATAAAAAGAAACTTGCTGATTGATAATATCTCCTAGCAACTCTCTATTTATATGTCTAAATACAGACATATCTCTTGATGAACCAAATATTGCCATTAGTATATATAAATTGGTAAAGGTACTTGTTGCATTTCTTTTTGTTTATAATCTGCTTCTTGAGATCTTGCTTCTAATAATTTATTTCTTGAAGTATCATCAAAATATTCTCTTAATCTCTGTATTAATGCTAATTTTTCTGTTCTAGCATCCGTTAATAAATCACCATGATTTAAAGTAGCTTCAGAATTAGGAATAGGTACAGTTTGATACTTTCCTCTAATTAATCCTAACATTTCTTTACTTATTGCTAAAACATATTCATATATCCATTGTTTACCAACTGAATTTATTGTTGAATATACTGGGTTAGTAAATGGAACATTAGAAACATTTGAAATCTGATTTCCACTTGTGTTTGGAGCTATACCATTATTTAATCTATCTTCTTTAATAACATACTGAAATACTAAATTTTTATCTGTATGTGTTGGTATAGGAAATATTTTTAATTTATTATTTATAATTTCAAAGCTAAATTGAGATTTTCTAATTTGATCATTAAATTCAATTGCTTGAAGTTTTTGTAGATCATAATTAATAGGCATCATTAAAAAGTTAATAGCAGGTGAGTAATTACCCCATCCAAAGTTATCTAATAATTGTTGCATACCCATACCTGTACCAGCATATGGATCAAAAAATCTTACAACTGCAGGAACTGCTTCATAAAATACTCTTTTAATTTCAATACCTCCAGTTATGTTATTTTCTATAGCCCATTTTCCTAAATCATAATCTTGAACACTAGCTGATAGAGGTATTAAGCCTTCATTCCAATCTATATTACCTCCTGTTCCAGCTTCTTCACCATATTGTTCTGATAATCTAATTATAGCAGCAAATGATGGAGTTACTATAGCATTATTTACATTTATTACTGACGATGCTCCTTCAAATGATAAATAGTCTTGTCTAATTTTAAAAGCGTATAATTCATTACCATAGGTAGTAATTGCTTCTTCAAATGCTGTATAAAAATGTATATCTTGTAACTCAACTTCCATTATAGGATATCCTAAACGTTGAGCACAAAACTTAGCTACTTTATCTGCTTCTTGTTGGAATGAAACATCATAGTCATAAAATCCAAATGGAGTATCTCCAGGAGAAAATGATGATGTACCAGGCCATATAGGGATATTTGCCATAATTTATTATTATTAAGTAGTTGCTATAAAATATTCAACAACAGCAGATGAACTTGAAGGTAAAACTGATATTAAATTTATATATTGATTAAATACAAAAACATTTCCTGGATTTGAACCAGTAACTGCTGTAGTTGATAATAAAAATGAACTACTTGAATTTACTATAAATGAGATAGATGATGAAATTGAACCACTCATTGTGTTTACTAGTAATTGTACTGGTATTGATGATTTATTAGTTATTCTTCCGTATTTAAAACTACTTGTTAAAAATACACCTGCATCAATATTACTAGGATCAAATTTAAATAATCCAGTATATGAACCTGTAGGAATACTTAATATTCTATTATCAATATTGTTAATTCCAGAAATTGTTTGTGTAGTTAATACTCCTCTATCATTACCATCTAAAGTAATTTTTTCATTCAAATATATTGTTAAGTCAGCCATTGTATTTTATTATAAATATTTAGTAAATTTATTTTCCATATTCATAGTCAAGTATTTTACCAACTAAATCAGAACGGTGATTTTCTTTTAATTTAATCCATTTAACTTCATCAACCTTCTTTGATAATTCAATAGCGTAAGTTAAACCGTTTACTTCACCTGTAGGTGTTTTAATATCTGTTTGCTCATTATCACCATTGATAACAATTTTACCAGTTTTACCTAAACGAGTTAATATAGCTAACATTTCTGCTTTAGTAAGATTTTGTGCTTCTTCAACAATTAAAATATCATCTACTGTTTTACCACGAATAAACTGAACAGGCATTGCTTTGATTTTTTCATCCTGAATTAGTTTATCTACTTCAGCTTTATCTTTACAACATTTATTTAAATTTTCAATTAGGGCTTCCATATATGGATCAAACTTTTCATTTAATGCTCCAGGTAGAAAACCTAAACTTTTACCTACTTCAATAGCAGCTCGAGTATTGTAAATACATTGAATTTGTTTTTTCTTTAAGAAATCTAAAGCAGCTTGAGCACATACTAAACTTTTACCTGAACCTGCTCTACCTGTTACTATAACAATTTGATTTTCAACTATTAAACGTTTAGCTTCCTTTTGCTCTTCATTTAATTGAACAGCATTGATTGCTTTAATGTCAGTTTTTCTTTCACGATTTGGTTCCTTCATATATAACAATTTATTTGATATAAATATTAATAAAATATTGAATAAATAAAAACAAAGAAAGCCGAGCTTTCGCTCGGCTTCCTATATTAGGTTAATTTAATATTAGATGCTACTTAAACCACTTACGTATACTTTACCGTAGAATTCAGGACGAACCATTTTCTTAGCATAACGAGTTAATAGACCTTTACGTGGAGTAAATGTATCTGGATCGTATACTAATGGAGTCATGATTAACGGAATGTATGGAGCAAATACCGCTCCTGTTTCCAAGAATTGCTTACCTTTGAAGCCCATCAAGATGGTACTTTCAAGCATATATGGATTCTTGTAAACTTCGTATTGAGTGTTTAAGCTACCCATTTTCTGTACACCAAAAGCATAGTTCATTTTAGCAGCATCACCATTTGAAGTAGCAGCAAATCCTGGAATTGATTCCAATATTGTAGCTACAGATGGAGAACATACTAAGAAGTTAGCGCCACCGCGTAAAGTCTTTTGATGGATTTTGTTACTTAACTTTTGGAATTTAGTTCCTAAAGTTTGGAACCAACCACCTTGAGTATTGTAGAAACCACCAGTTGTAGATGATTGTTGTACAAATGTACTACCATCAAATTGTTGGTTGTTAATTGCTGACCAGTACTCAGTACCTGCAGAAGCATTTTCAATCAACATATCCATGATTTCTAAGTCAATCTCTAATGAGATGTACTCACTCATAATTGAAGTTAATTCAGCTTCAGCATCTAATGCATGGTAAGCGTTCAAATCTTGTGCAAACTCAGGAGTCCATACAGCTTTTAACTTACGAGTCTTAGCAACAATTGGCTCTGACTTCATTTTAACATTTACTTCAGGGATTGTGATTGGGTTGTTAGTAGCATTTAAGCTAGTGTTACCATCTTCAAAATCACCACGTAATTGATCAGTTGGTTGTAATTGGAATGAAGCAGTTACATTTGCTAATGTAGCAACTTGACCAGTTAATGAACCAGTTACTAAGAAAGTAACAGTTCCAGTTGTACCACTGAATACAGTACCAGTTGTAGTTGTGTAAGCAGCTTGAATATCAGCAGCTTGGAAACCTGATTGTGAAACTACTGTAAATGCACGTACACCATTAAAATCTGTGTTTGATGGTAAAGTAATAGTTACTTTTTTCCAGTTTGGAGTACCAGTACCCGCAACTACTGAAGCTGAGTAGTTAGAATCAAAGTTAAAATCTGACCATGAAGCTGTTGCTACAGTAGCAGATGAGAATGATGAAGTGTTGTTGATTGAATACGAGAAACGACCAGCACCATATAAACCACCATTAGGATTAGCTGTTTCTCCTGGATTGGTATTACCATACATAGATTCAGTTCCGTAGAAACCTGCACCAGCAGCTGCTCTAAATGGAGATTTAGTTGTTCCATATTGGAAATCTAAGAAGAACACTAGACCTGAAGGTAAATTCATTGGTTGAACACTAACGAATTCTTTCGCAGCGATTTGACCAAATACCTTACGTACTAATGGTAATGCTACACCTGCCCACTGCTCACCAACACCTGCTGTAAATGCAGCACCTGCGGTACCAGCACCAGTTTGTGATGATTCCATTACTAATTGTTTTGCTTGATTTTCAAGCATCATTGACATATTGTTTTTGTCAGTTTCGGTTTTTAAACCTTCTAATAGGCCAGTTTTAGCCCATTTGTTTGCTAATCGGGTAGCGTCTGTTTGTAACGCTTTCCAAGGATTAGCACCTTCTAATAGAGATTGAATGTTGTTCATTTTTTTTAATCTTAATTGTTTTTGTTATTAAATAATACCAGCTAATTTTTGGAATCTATTGACCATTTCATTTGATTCTACAATAGGATTTTTAACGGAAACACCTGCTGATTTAGATGCTCTACCTAAATTTTCTTTAATTGGAGATTTAGTTTCTGATTTTAATCCTCCTAATAAAGTTTCATAAACTAATTGTGCTTCTTTTTTAGAAGTAGCTTTATCAAATGCTGTTAATACTTTTACTTTCTGAGTTTCAGTTAAGTTTTTCGATTTGAAAATCTTATTAGTGTAAAGTAATTTAGCGTTTAATAAATTGATTTCATTAAGTTCTGAGTGTAAAGTTTTTACTACTGCATATGCTTCTTTTAACTCGTCTTTCATTTTTTCTTCTTCATTCATACCTTTAGAAAAGCCTGGAGCTGATGCAGCTGCTACTTTTTCTAAAAAGTCATTAAGAGAAATAAGCCCTTTTTTAAACATTTTAGCTAGTTCAGCTAATCCAGCAGTTGCAGAAGCACCCATTACAGCACTCATTTCTTCTTCAACTTTTTCACTTTTTAGTTCAGCTAAGATTTCATCAATATTGATTTCTTCTTCAGTTTCATCTTCAACTTCTTCTTCGCCTTCCATACCATCACCAGCTTCAATTTCGCCATCTGTGATCATATCTTCAATTACGTTTTCAATAAAGTTTTTCAAATCTTCTTCTGACATGTTTTCAAGATCAATTTCTTCTTCACCTTCTTCTTCTTCACCTTCTTCTTCTGTTTCTTCAGCTTCCATTTCTTCTTTAGCTTCAGTTACAGTTTCTTCTAATTCTAACTCAGCTAGCAATTCGTCTAAATTGATTTCTTCATCCATTTCTTCGGTTGCTTCTGAATAAGTTTCTTTTTTTACTTCATCCATTTCATCTTCATCTTTCATTTCATTTAAGTCTGTTTCTACTTCTTCCATGGTATCATCTTCTTCATAGAAGTTGTCCATTTCATTGATTTTAGCAGCTAACATAGACTTCAAATGAGGTGTAAAAGATTCTTCTAAAGCAGATTTAGCGTTTGCTATAGCAGTATCCTTGATAGCTTTAGCATCGGCAATAGCCTCTTTTAACAAATCTCTGTTTGTCATAATTTTGTCCTAAATTGTTTTTTGGAAATACGCTTAATTACTGTAGCGCAATGGGATTATATTTGAAATTGATACCGTATAAGTGGAATAGGAACGGCATATTCACATATACATATATATGAAGAGCTTAAAAACACAAAAGAAATGCCTCCTTTTTTAGAGGAGGCATCTGTCTAACAATACTATTGATAGAGTGGTTAAAATATTGGACAAGATCCATTAGCACATAATATTTCTGTAATAACAGAATTTACTTTAGCATATGGATTTAATGTTGATATTAATCCTTCATTCATCATTCCATTAATTGGTTTCATCCATGAACCTGGATTTGATGGAGTTGAAACAAAATCCCAGCATAACAATTCAAAGTCATCTTGTACTTCCATTGTTTCACCTAATTGTTTTAAACTACCCATACCACGTGATGAAACACCTACAGTAATGTTGTTTTCAATTAATGCTTTTAATATGTTACCTGAAGGAGTTGGAAGTATTTCGATTTTACCCATTACCTTATCACCATCCCACCATAAGCCTCTAATATTATGAGACACGTTTTTAAGGTTGATTATCGATGATTCTGGGTGGTCTAATTCACCAAGTGCTCTATTTTCTTTAACACTAGATAGGTATTTGTCTATTTCACGTTCCCATAATTCTCTTTTATAATAGCGTCCATTACCGTTTTTTACTTCAGCTGTAGCTAATATTCCTTCAACAATAGGATTACCTGATGTTGATTTAACTCCTTCACTTAATTGTTTAGGAGATATTTGAAATAATTGGGTTTCTATTAATACCTGCTTCATTTTATGATACGGTTACTGGTTGTTTTGTTTTTTTAGCTTGCATTACAGCAGCTTTTATAGCATCCATGGTTGTATCACCTGTTTTAACTATTGAAGATACTTCTTCAGGAGTTGTTTTATCACTCACCACCACTACTTCATCAACTAATTCTGTTTTTTCTTTTTTCTTACCTTTTTTCTCAAGTTTTTCTTTCATCTTCTCCAGTTTCTTAACGTCACCATATAGTTCTTTTATTTTACCTGGGTTGATTGAGTCATCTTCAAGTTCTTTTAAGGTTTCTAACGCTTTAAGTTTTTTCTTACGTTTAGTTATCTCATCACTAACTTTTTTAATTTTAGCCATTTTTGAAGCTTCTTCACCAATTTGATCAATTTCTTTTAAGTTAAGTTCTTCTTTAATAATTTGACGAAGTATTGAACGTAATTCTGATTCTTCTAAATTACTTTTGATAAATTCTTGAGCTAAATCATCTAATCTTCCTTTTTTAAACATATTATTACTAATAAATGTTTCTATTTCTTCCTTAGATAATCCTGCGTCTTTTAATATATCACGAGCTTTTTCCATTTGAGATTTAGAACCTTTATCGTATCCTATAGGATCCATAAACATTCCAATACCTTCATTTGTTTTTGAAAATCTAGATTTAAAAATATTATATGCTTGATCTATTATATGAGATATTAGATCTGAGTCAGTAATATTATATTTTTTAACATATGCGTTTGTTAATATACCAATCATATCAACATCAGATGCATTCATTCCTATAAATTCCGCAGCTTTTTTTACTTTAGGATCATCTTTCAACATATCGCTATCTTTAGCCATTGCTGTCAAATCAGCTTGTGTTTCATAATCATATGATTCCTTTATTTTAACTGGTTCCATACCCGATGAAGCATATTTACCTTTTACTTCTTTAGTTTTACCTAAACCTGGTGCTTCATCTGTGTAGCCAATACCTTCAATTCCAAAGGCAGCATTTTTAGTGTAGTATAATTTATCTTTTTTAAGATTTTTTAATACCATTTTTTTAAGTTCATCAACAGTTTTATCTGCATTTTTAGGATTAGTTGTTTCTAATTGAATACCTCTTAGATATTGATCAAATATTACATCATCACCAGTTTCAGCTTCATATTGATTATGATATGACTTATCTTTATATACATCTACTTCTTTAGATGGTTTCTTTTCATCAGCTTTAACATTAGTTTCTTGAGCTTCATTAAATATTTTAAACCAGTCTGGTTGTTGATTATTACCTGTAGCTATACCCCAAAGATTTTCTGAGATTATTCCACGTTGAGTTAAGATTTGAGATGTATTATCAAATCCAAAATGATTTGGAATTAAATGAGGAAATAAAGCTTTAGCATGTTTTGTAAATACATCTTTAGCACCTTTACCTTCTTTAATTAGATTGTATTGTTCTTGAAGTGTCATTGTTTTTATATTATATCAATAAATATTATTTATATGTAGCACCCCATAGATCTTTATAATCTATTGTTTTAGATGCTTTTGCTAATTTTTTTCTGTCAACAAGTTTAAAACCAAATGCTTTAACATAGTAATTATCTTTAACACCTTGTTCTGTTGCTTTTGGGCCTGGGCCTAAGTTACCTGTACCGTATGGAGTTTTAGTTTCTTCTAAATCAATATTTAAATCATTAATTTTATCTTGTTTAACTCTATCTAAGTATGGTTTTATATCTTGTGTCCAAACTGCTGTTTGTGAAAAAGGTATACCACCGGTTTGTCCATGTTCTCCTTTTGTAGCTTTATCTAAGTCTTGGATAGTAATTTTACCATTTTCCATAGCTTTTTTAAATCTAAAGTAGTTTTGGCTTGTACTATAAATTTCTAATTTATTTTGTAGTAATTCTTTACCACCAAAAAACCAAATCCATTGAAGAGCTGTATCAAATGAGCCATCAATTCCTTTATAGCCACTAACCTCTTTAAGTTTTTTCTTTTTAAATGCTTTAGGAGTAGCATAATTCATACCTACACCAGGAGAGAAAGCAGCACCTGCTGTTCCACCACCAGTCATAGACATTTCTTTTAATACCTTTTTAACTGCGTTTTTTAGTCTATCCATTATTTTACTGCCTTTAATTCTTCAACTAATGAATAATATTGTAATAAATTAATTACATCATCATTAGACACTTTAGAGGTTTTATCTACTTCATTAATTAATGATAACACTTCAGTTAATTTAATCTGAGTTACTTTATCATTAATTTTTTCTATTGACTTAGTTAATTGAGTTTTAACTTCAACTATTTTTTGGTTGTAGAAATCTTTTAAGCGTGATGGATTATCAACAGCATTTATAAATTCACGTAATATTAATTTTTGATTATCATTTAATGAACCATATTTATTATTAAATTTTTCTAATAATACCTGGTATGTTAATAAACGTAAATCTTTATCATAAGTTTTAAATTCATTTAATACATCTTCTCTAATCTCTTTTTCTTTAACTGGGAGTTTAGTTAATGATTCTAATAATGTAATTTTATTAGATATAACTTGATTAGGATTTACTGTTTCTTGATTATTATATACTTCAATCAATGTATATAGAGCAGCTTGAGATTTATAATTAGGTAGTTTATGTTTAAAAAATTCTTCTAAATCATAATGTTTTTTAATCTCATTAATTAGATTATATTTATCTCTTTTTAATGATGATCTATTAAGTTTTTTAGATGCTTTTAATACTTCTTCAATGATAATATTAGCTTTAGTTTCGCTGATTTGTGTTTGCTTAAATAATGTCTCATATAATTTATATTCTTTTCCTAACTCTGACTTAACAAAGCTATTTTTAAGAATATCAATAGCCGGAGATTCTTTCCCAGATAATGTATCATTAGTTATTTGTCTAACTAACAATTCAAATAATATACCTGAGTTTTTGAATTTATTATGTTTGATAATACTCATTTAATAAGTAAGTTTTGTTATAAATATATAAAAAATATTAATCTTTAAGTAGATTTTCATCTAGATATGTACCTGCTGCCTTATCATTTTCAAATACTAATTTCTTTTTTAAACCTTCTAACACAATTTTATTTTTATGAAATTCAGTTTTGTTATTTTCTAAAGCTAATGCTGATCCTCCTTTAAATGCTGTACGGCCTGCTGTTGGTTGGTCATCAACTTTCATATCATTAACACCTAATCTATCTCTTCCTAATGGATTGTCTTGTGTGTTTATACTACTTGCTTTTTCTTTAGGACGACCTAGTGGTGTTTTTTCATCATACCCATCAGGTACAGTCCCGTGAGTTTTAGTATTACCATATAAATAAGCTAAATCGTGTGGTGTACCATATGATTTACCTGTTTCTAATGGATCATTACCTTCTTCTTTAATCTGTGTTAATCTAAAGTTACGTTTAGCATCTTCACGAATTAAATCTCTATATTCTGAATATTGATCATCACTAAAGTGGAATATATTATCATAAACCCAATCTGATGGTAATAATTGTGCTTCCATTATAGTATTAGCTAATTCAACTTTTTCTTTCATTAATGCAATACGTTCTTGATCATATATGATTGATGGAGTTGTTAAGTTTAATTCAAAGTTAGTTAATGACTCTTCAGTATAACCTTGAGTATATAAATGTACTAATCCTATTTTATATAATTCTGATAATATGATACGTTGAATACGCTCAATTGTACGAGCAAATCTAATATCCTCTGCTGCTAAAGTTGCTTTACCAGTTAAGTCTTTTTCATAACCCATAAACGCTTTTGGTACTTTTAAAGCAGCAAATAATTTATCACGTAAATATTCAACGTCTTTAATACCATCATAATCTAATCCTTTAGTAGTATCAATTTTTGTTGCTTGATCATTACCACGAACTGGAATATAAAAATCTTCTAACATGTTTTGCATGTTATATTTTAAGTTATAATCACCAGTTTTAGGATCCATATATGGAGTACGTTTCATGGTATTAACAGTTTTTTGCATGAACGCTTCAACTTCTGCTGGTGCAATTCCACCTACATTAATATAAAATACACGTTTTTCAGGAGCGCGAACAATACGATGAATTAACATCGCGTCTTCCATTAATGCATATTGTTTAAATAACTTACGAGCTGGCTCAATATAACTTCTACCATATGGTAAAAAGTTGGTATCTGATATTAGGCGAAAATGTGCTATTTCATAGTTATCAAAATAAATAGAATTACCTTGGTTTGAACCAGGCATGTTATAGTAACCATAATCACCCGCTGATAAACCTTCTGGATCAAATCTAAATCTTACTGATGATGGATTTTCACGGTCATATAGTTCTTGTCTTTCAATATGATAAGCAGAGTATGGTATAACATTATATACACCAAACTTTTCTGCTATTTCTAATTTTAAGAAGAAATCACCATATTTACACATTTGGCGAATCCATGACCATAAATTAAATTCTATATTTAATACATCATAGAATAAATTATATAGTATTTTTTGAACATCTTCATCACTTGATCTAATATGAAGTACTTCACCTTGTTCATTTTTAAGTGTAGATTCATCTGCTATAATATCTAATGCTGAAGCAATAATAGCATCACCATCCATAACATCATACTCTGAATATAACTGAGTACGTAGTGTTTGGTAGTTAAAGTTTTGTTGGTAACCATATAGTGAGGTAGGACTTGTTGTATATATCCTATTGAATCTATCTAATAATGAGTTAGTTTCTATTTCACCTGATTTTTGAATAGCGTTCACATCCACTACTCGTAATTCGTTTCCTCCAGTGTTTCTAATGATAACATCTGTTGAAAATAATCGTCTTAATCTATTAAATATGTTGGTATCTGCCATGTTTATAAATATATTATAGTAACCATTTAATGTCTTCTTTTTGTCCGTTCACATCCATATTCCAATCTGCTGTTGGAGAATATGAGGTATTACTTGAATATGCCCCAGCGTTGAATGTTGATTTTGTAAAGTTATTTATTACAGCTTTAGTTAAATCTACACTATTTTGATTAAATCTTAATGCAGTATCACGAACATACATTCCAATACCCATACTCATAACCAAATCATCATTATAGCCTGATTGAGCTTCTGCTCTACCATTTTTCCAAATGAACACTTTCATTTCTTCAAGTAAACGTCTTGATCTAATAATAATACTTTTTTCACTTACATATTCTCTAAATTTATTAATCACCATTGGTCTGGTTTTTAATGAATTTGTAAATCCAGCTGTCATATTACTATTATCTGCATACTTATCAAAATACGTAGAAGAATCTGCTTTATCACTTTTAGATGAAAAATATAGATTTCTGTATCCTCGTTCCAATATTGTTTGTAATGTTGACCAACCTATGTTTGCATTTTCTACTACCAATAATGCCTCAGCATATTCAGTAGCTATACCTACTAGTAAATGTCCAAATTCAGTTGTACTTAATTGACCTTTATATTCTGCTACTTGTGTATTAGATTCTATATCAATCACATGGAATGCTGAGTAATCTTTTGAGTCACCTCTAGCAACGTCAGCTACAACCATATATGAACGACCCCAATCAGCCGGTTCCCATACCCATAAATTTTTATCTACTCCTCTTCTTTCAAGTGGTTCTTGGATATATGTTTGGTCATAAAATTCTATAAACTCAGGATAAAATACAACATCACCAGATGTACTAAAATCACAATCACATTCTTGCGCTGCTAATCTAGGATCACCTAATAACTCATCTTGCATTTTTCTCCATTCTTCATTACGTTCAGGATGTACATACCATGGTAATTTAATAGGAAGAAATTGATTTTCATTAGATTCAGCTTTAACCCAAGTTTGATGAAACCAATTACCTGTACCATATGGAGTAGATAATACTATTGCACCACCACCAGTTGCTAAGGTTTGTTGAGCAGAAGCCCAAATCTCACCTATATTATCAATAAATGCTGCCTCATCAACAATAAGTAATGATACAGCTTCTGAACGACCTGCATCACCTGCTGCCGATACTGCTTTAATTTGGGAGCCATTAGTTAATCTAAGTGTTAATTTATTATTTTCTTCAGCTGTTACTTTTAACCATGAAGGTAAGTTTTCATACATAAACTTTACCTTTGTAACCATATTTTTAGCTGTTTCTTGTTTTGTAGCTAAACATAATACGTTTTTATCTTTATGGAATAACATTAACCATAAAGAATATCCTGCAGCTAAAGTAGAAATACCTAACTGTCTTGATTTTAAGATAATAGAGTATGGATTTTCTTTCCATAGATTTAATACCTTACCTTGAAATGGGTATAAATTAAATATAACACGACCACGTTGTGGATGCTGTATATTACAATATTTACGCATGAAATGTGCAGGGTCACTGGCACAATTCAGGTATTCTTGCCTGATGATTTGTTTTATATCTTGACTCATTTACCTATTGACCAATACATTCTGAAGGAAAAGTTAGGTTGTAAATCACTGTTTACACCTATACCTAATCCATATGCATGGTTCTTTTTTGATTTATATAACACTTCTGGACCTATTGATTTAGTACCTAAACCAATGCCATAAAAGAACTGTGGTTTGTTTATAACTGTTTCTTTTGTAATAGTAATAGTAGGATACATAATATTGTATTTTATACTACGTGAAACTATTTTATTTGTTGACACTGTATCATGTATTACTATTTGAACACTATCAGTACCTACAGTATCAGAATAACCATATATAGCGTAATAATCTGTAAGTATAGCGAGAGTATCTATTGGTGTGGTGAAGGTGTCGATATCTATTTCAGTGCGTGTACTCCACCGAGGAACATATTTAGGTACTTCAGTTTTAATAGTGTCCCACTTAATTTCTGTTGTTGTTGTGGTAACACCTTCTACTTTAGAACCAGAACAAGTCCATTGTAGCAGCAAAGCTGCTACAAGTAGGACTATAATAATATATTCAATTTTAATCTTCATGATTAACCTATCACACTACTAACTAAATCCATTACATCAATACCTTTAGATCTAAATAGTTTTTTAACTTCAGGTTTATTAATGATTTGTTTCACTACTGCTAAATCAGGAGATTTAATTCTATCTTTAACAGACATTTTTTCTAATTTAGCTACTTTATTTCTAATAGCAGTATTTAATTTTTCAAATTTAGCTTTTTCTTCTGCTCCTAATGTATCTGCTGTAGCATCTCCAAATTCTTTTTCACCAGCCATTACATCAATATCTGATGGCATTTCTTTTTCAAAATCTTCTTCACCATCTGTTGGTGTACTTACTTTAGCCATTTTAGGGGCAGGAGTAACTGATGGAGTAGACATACTTGGAGTACCAGCTGAGATACTTACTATATTTTTATCAGATAAATCTGACATTAATTTTCTAAAACCTGGATTGTTAAATGTAGCTGCATCTTTTTTAAGTTCTTTAGCTAAGTCAGATATAGCCATTTCACCTTTATCTAACAAATACTGTAGTGCCATTTTAGTATTACCTTTAGCAGCATCTACTACTTTTTCTAGTGATGATTTGTCTTTAAGTGTGTAAATTACTTTAGCACGAGCCATTTCATCTAATGCTATATTTAATTCTTCTTGAATGATTTGGCGGATATTTATTTTGCTCATATTGTTTATTTACATATAAATATTAATGGGAAAGTGCCTCTTTAATTTGTTCAATACGTTCTTCTGTAGTACCTGATATTTTAACCAATCTATTAGGTGGATATTCATTTAACATTGCTTGAATAACCATATCAATTTTTATACGATAATCAGGATCAGTTGTTCTAACACCATTATCTTCTAGTTCAACTCCTTCAGGTGAAATATAAAATATAATATCATACATTGCTGCTAATGGTATAGCTGCTTTTACAAATGCTTCTTTATGTGACCACTCAATAGATTGAGCACTGAATGTAAAAGCACATACATCATATATTGTTCTATCAGTGATAATATTTTCTTGAAGTAATTCACTAGCACGTTCAGCTATAAATACAAATTGTCCTGGTAATGTAGAATCAGTATTTAATGGTATACCAAGTTCATTTAGATACTTACTACGTTCTGTTGCTGTTTGATATTCTTTAAATTGCTCAAGTTCTTTTAATGTGTTTACAAGTGTTGTTTTACCAACTGACATTGTTCCTGTTAATCCAATTCTCATATATTATCTCATTTTTGTTCCAGCCATCTTATAAAATGGCAATCCTACTAATTGTTTTTTACGAAACTTCCATTCTTTTTCATCATATTTAATACCATATAAATAATATTCACGACGTTTATTCTCGCCCTCAGGTATTAATGCTGGCCCATCCCAGTTATGTAACTTTTTGTCCCATAGATACATTACTGTACCATCAGACTTTGTGTACTTCTTTGATTGTGGAAATTCTGTTTTGTCCATAACTTTGATTTATATTATAAATATAAGTAAGGCTCCCGAAGGAGCCAAACTTGTTTTAAATATTTTCAATATAAATACGAAAATCTTCCAATACTATTTTTGATTTAGTTTGGGCTTTACTTATTGCTTCGTTTAATATTTGATTAATATCAAACTCACCCTCTGTTATTAAGTTATTACTTAAACGAGATAATGTCTGTTCAGCGATGATATTAAATTTATCTTCATCACCATAATCTTCAACATCATTAAGATACAGCTTAATATATTCTTCTAGCTGCTTTTTTGACTTCTTCATAAATTATATTTTTGATTTTATTAATTATTTCACTTATTTTATTAATTTGACTATTTAACCAGCTTAAACGTTCACCAAAACGTTTTCCTTCCATTGGTTTTTCAATATTTTCTTCTGGAATATATTCTGTAAATGGTTTCATATATTCTGCTCCAGTTAAAAATACAAACTTATCTTTTTCAAGATTAATACCTGCTGATTTCATTTGTTTTACTGTTTCTTCTCCCCATTTTTCTTTTTCATCTTTAGGCATTTCCTTTAATGTTTTATCATATGGAGCTAGTTCCTTTTGTAAAGGTACAAGATGGTGTTTTGCTGACAGTATGTACATTTTATCAGGCTTAAGAGCTTTACCATATTCCAATGTCTTTTGAAACATTGGAGAGGCAGAGTATAACTCCTGTGCAGGAGATGGTTTGTCAAGTTTTGATTTAGTACAACTTAGTAATACTATTTTTGCCATTAGTTGTTATTTGATAATAAATATTCAGCAACATATATCCCATGCGCTCCTGAAACAGTAATACCACGAGCACTCAATGCATCTCCAACAAAATATACATTTGGAAATTCATTTAATGCTAAGTTAGTATAATTTACTAATGGTTCAGGTGATAGATACTTTACTTCTGGTAAATACATACCCCAGTCATCACCAAATCCAAATACTTCATCCATATTATCAATAAAATTAATAATATAATTTGCGTATTCACCTAATACTTCATCAAATTCTTCTAAATCATCTATTTGATATGCTGATACAATTGTTCCTTCTGATGTTATACCTGGTTTACGTGTTTTGTTTGGTGAGTAATATAATCCTTTACCATCAACTTGTAATTGTCCTACTACATGACGTGACCATTCAAATGGATTTTCAATACCTTTAATTTCCATTAATATACCAAAGTTAGTCATATCATTTCTAAACTCTTCACCTTTTTTAGCATGACCATTATATGTGACATCACCATATGTTTCTTCTACCGCTACATAAGCTGCGTTATTATTAGTACAAAATGAACGTAATGACACATTATCAAACTTTTGATATAATTTAAAATCATAACTAATATCAATTAATTTTTGAAAGTATTTTTGTGGTGATTCAAAACGGACCCCTATTTGCACTGATTTAGCTTCTGTAGGTAGTTCATATTCATCAGCTAATTTTTTACCAAAGTCAATACCTGATTTACCTACTGCGAATACAAGTTTATCATATGATATACTCGCTTGTAATTCAGTATGATCTACATTTACAATTTTAATTGTATTGTTATTAAAATCTATAGTTTTAACTTCTGCTCTCCATTCAAATTTAACACCTTTATCAACTAAATATTGATACCATGTTTTTCCTATTTCGTGTAAATAATCTGTACCAATATGGTAAACTGGGAATAAACGAAGACCAAAATGAGGTTTAATAAAATCCGGTTCAGATTGTGGATTTGAGTACATTATTTTAGATGGATCCGGGTGGAAACGTTTCCACATTTCAATAGATTGATCCATTAAATCATAAGCTTTTTCTTCACCACAATATTTACTTAATTGACCACCAATTGAAGTATGATAAGTAAGTTTACCATCTGAGAATCCTCCAGCCCCAGCGAATCCTGTCATTACTTCTTCTGGTTTACGAACATAAGGATCATTACCTTTATCTATAATGGTAATTAACTCTCCTAGGTAGTTATTATCTACTAATTTTAATGCAGCACTAATACCTGCTACTCCACTACCTACAATTACAATTTTCTTATTCATATGCTATTAATATAATATTTTTATCTATAAAGTACAAACTAAGGTGGCCCACCTTTTAGGGTGGGCCACAGCTCCATATTATTTTATCTCTTGTTAGAGCGACCGGCTATGAATCGGTCTATATATTATAATTCTTGGGCAGCGTCTTCTAAATAAGAGCCTATATTTTCTCTAGGACTTGTATCATAATCTACACCCCAAACATCCCAAATAATACCATAAGATGTAGCGCCATCTGAGTAGTTAAATGAACTATCTATTTTATCTAAGTATGGTTGAGGGATAGTCCATATATCCTCATCTTTATCATAAGTAAATCCTGCTTTTATTAAGTTTTTAGCTAATTGAGGGGTAAAAGTTTTCATGATTTTATAATCAACACCATCACTAACATAACCTCCAAACATATCTATTACTTCTTCTTCGTCATCTTCATCCTCAGTTGTTATTAAATAAGCCCAATCAAATATTGCTTGTTTAACACTTGGATCTTTGATCACATTATTTAAACCATCATAAATAGGATCTGTACCTACTAGTGATGAATAGTCTTGTATTTTATCATTAAATACTTCATCAAATATAGGCATTAGTTTTTCTTTATCTACTTCAACTTCATTGATTTGATTTTCATTAATAATGCCTGCTAGTTTTTGCATGCGTTTGAATTCTTCATTTAAAATTTGTTTTTTCATAGTTATTTCATTTAATTTTTCTTTATATTGACTTTCTGTGATTACACCTGCTAATTTTTGTATACGTGTGAATTCTTCATTCATATCCATTTTATCCATTGGTTCTTTTGCTAAAACTGATTTGAATTCATTAAAGCTGTTAACTTCTTCACCATATAATTCAATTGTATAGTCATCAAGATTAATACGAATAGCTCCGTCTTGATATGATAAATCTAAAATAAGAGTACTATAATTTTTTCCAATTGCTGTTCCACCACGAATACCTTTGCCAGCTTTTTCAGCCCAACCTGCTATTTTGTTTACTAATGAGCTAGCACCTTTTTGTTTTGCAAACTTCTTAATATTATCAGGGACATATGCTTCAGATAATTCTTCTGTCTCATCTTCATTCATATTTGGTTGATTTAAATTATTAATTTCATCCCAAGCATCATTACTTACATATATCACACCTGTAGTAGCATCATTATAAATAACATTATATGAACCATCACCATTTTTTGGAAGGATATATGTTACAATTGGTCTTCCAGTAGTATTGTCAATTATTTCCTTATCAAGATCAACAGCTTCTTCATTGTATTGTCTATAGGCTTCAGCTACTTCTTCATTTGCTTTATCAGTATAGATAATATTTGGCTTAACTACAGGTTTATTTACTTTAACTGTACTTTTAGGATCTAATTGTTTTTTTAATGTAGCAAGAATATCTTCTTCACTCATTTTTTCCTTAATAGCTTTATATATATCAGTTAATTTCATTATTTTTTATATTTTTTAATAATTTCTGCTGCTTTTGCTTTTTTCTCTTCTATTTCTGATTTTTTAGTTCTATATTCATCCATAGTTAATTGAAGTTCGTTTAATTCATCTTCAATTTCTTTCATTAATTCTTTAGCTCTAGTTTTAGCTGAACCTGATTTTTCATATACACCCATGATTCGAGCTTCATCTATTTCACCTGATTTAATTTTCTTAGCAAATTCAAGAATATTAGTTTCAATCATATTCTCATCTTTCATATCTGTGGGTTTTGTTACCACATAGAATTTACCTAACTCATCTTTTTCTAATTTGTGAGCTACTTCTTCAACTGGCATTCCAGTTATATTAGTTAATTCTTCTTTAATTAATTTTCTTAAATCTGATAGTTTCATGATTTATGTATTTTTAGTTTTAATGTTCCAGTTCCTTTAATAACTCGGTGCCATTGGTGTCTTTCAATAAATATTTGCTCATTTATAGAAGTCGGTAATTTATTATCAAGTTGTAGTTTCCAATTTGTTTCACCTAATATTTCAACAGTACGATGCTCATCATCGCGATGCCACATTAATTCTATTGGGTCTATATTTTCGTTAAATTCACGAATAATATATTTATCTGTTACTTCTATGTCTGTGTATGGGGTCATTTACTTTCAGTATTAATCATATTATAATAAAATGAATCACTATCCTCAGTTACCCATCTATCAGATTGATTTTCAACTGATGGTAATTCAGTATCTACTTTAAATTGTTTTAGATCTTCAGGTAATTTTTTAGTTACCCAATTTGAATCTTTCCAAAATATTCTATTGTTAGGTTGACATAATAAATAACCATCACTAGCTTTAAATATATGACCACATTTATAATCTGAAGGTTCATCACTGTGTGGATTATTAAACCAATCTACAGTAAACATATAATTTCCCCAAACTTTACTTCCATCTTTTAAAACAATTTGTGCTTTATGATATGCTAAAAAATCATAAGCTATAATAGCTACATTTTCAGAGAAACAATCCCATAATTGTTTAAAGTGGAATGGAATATCATTTTTTGGAATTTTAGTATATATTTCTGATATTGGAACTCTATTACGAACCATTCCATCATCAGTCATAACATGAAAGGTTAATATTTTTCCAGATGTAGATTGGGCTCCAAAAACATACACATTTAAAAAAATCTCAGTATCTTTTGAATTTTTTGTAAAGTATGATTTGCGAACTAAAGCTTTAAAACTTGGAATATCAACATTTAACATATTATTTATTTTCTATTAATAATTCACCTAATACTTCTAAACGTCCAACTTCTATTTGGAATTGAGTTTGGGTCATACCTAAAGATATACTTTTTAAAGTTTCTTCAAATTCCTTTTTAGCAGTATCTTTATCTAATTTACCAGCTGCTGCTTTTTTATAATATGGTAATTTAACTTTATAGTGTTTATAAGTTAATAAAGATAATCCACCTGCTTCTTGAGTGGTGTCAGCTATTTTTTCAGCACCTGCTAAACGTTTTGTAGCAAATGTTTCAAAGCTTTCCTTAGCTTCAGTTAATAAGTTAATAAGTTTTATCATAAGTTATTTTTTATTTTTTACACAATTTGGATATTTTTTACCAAACATTGTTTTCATACCTTTTTGAGTATATCCTTTC